TCAGTGATATTAACTTTACCACTGGTTTCCAACCAAGAGAACGCAATCCTATTATAATTTCTGTTCTCAACGAATGTATTTATTTGTTCGTAGGTGTCACTAATAACTTCCTCCAAACTCTCATATGAACCGCTATTATCGAAATCTATAAAGTTCTCAAATATTTGGCGGTAGGACTCTTTACATGTCTGTGAAAGTTTCCACTTATCATATCTGACCGATTCAGCAATCATTTTTGTTAATCGTTCATTACGTTCTTTACTGGCTGTGTCTGTGGTATCAACGAACACCATGGAAGTTTCATAACCCAACTCTTCCAACTCTTCTTTAATTCTAATTATTTTGGAATGGTCATCCGCCGGACCATTGATGATTAATGGTCCACGATTGCGTATGGACTCTCTACGGTAGTCATTAGTCTTCTCAGCTAACTTTTGTTTATCCATCAAATAGTCGAACGCCTGCACGGAGTTCAACTCTACAAATTTTTGTTCAGCAATTGCTTCTCGTATAACAACATCTTTACCTGAACCGGGACCACCAGTCAGGAAGATGGCTTTGAATAGTCCACGATTAGTATCTTCATTTAGACCCATACCTTTTCGAACATCACGGAACAATTCTCTTGCGTGTTTTTCTGGAACATGTGAGGGAACACCTTGTTTGAATGAATTGAAATCACCACTCTTTGCATGTTCACGCATCTTGGATGCTGACATGCCTTCTGCTCCTTCAGCATCAGGGTCGCGCTGGCCAGCAGACTTAACATCAATCTTTTTAAAATTGAATAATTTACCAGTACCCACACCATTATACTGATGTAATTTATTTTCATATTCTGTAATACGGTCTGAACCTGCAACCATTATTAAGTGGTCGTGTCCCGCTTGATGTAATGCAGCTGCATGTTGTAAAAATGTTGGTTTCTCTTTACTTGAACCGGTTATGTTTGCACCAGGAAAGAATCTCTTTGCGTGTTTAATTTTAGTTGCAAGTTCTAATGGGTTTTTCTTGGCATCCAAAGAATGTGACACAACAATATGATGTGGTGCTTTATAATCCTTTGCAATCTCTTTAACTTTGTCGACCAGTTTTTCGTGGCCAGTGGTTGGAGGATTCATTCGGCCAAACGCCATCACCACAGGTTTGTGTGTTTTTGAATTGGCTTCTAATTTTTCTAAAAAGGATTTCATTTAATCTTTATGTCCCAAAGTTTTCTTGAATTTAAACAAATCTTCATCTTTGTCTAAATCAAATGTACTCTTATTCAAACCAAATTTACCATCTGGATGAAATGCAACTGTTCTAGCAGATTTGTTACCTTTTTGTTTTTCTCTAATTCTCCATGCGCCTTTTCCAGATATGTTGGGAAGACCATGGCCAGTTTCATCTTTTTTACCCACACTATAAGTACCATAACCACCAACTTGCAATACATGTACATCGTGATCTTTTAAATATGCATGTGCTGGATCTAAATTTGGATGTTTTATTGCAATCGTTTTCGATCTACCAGACTCTGTTGTTTCAATCTGTTCCGGATTTTTAAAATGTTTGTTCATATGTTCTAAAACGCCGGCTTTTTCTATTTCTCTTGCATAAAGTGGTCTTTTTGATTTTGCAGCATCACCAATATGCCAGCCTTTTTCTTTATTGTGGTGTATTGTTAATTGACCCATTGCAGCTGTAACACCATCTTTTGTTTCACCATTTAACAATGAACCCGAAACTTGGCCGTGGTGACTTGTTTTCTTTTTTCTATTCTCAATTGCAAAATCTGTACCGTCTGTTGATCCTGCGCCTAAAAGATGGTGTGGCATAATGTTGTGCTTCTTCAATCTATTAACAAAGTTGGATTCATAATCGTGTCCTTTGTTTGTTGGAGCTTCACCGGGTTTATATAATTTGGAGATAGGAATCAATTGAAAATTGCCCGTTTTGTCTTTGGCGTGTACATGTATTTTATTATTAATTTTTTCGGATGCTATCAATTTTACAGAAGAACCTGCTGGTAAATCTTCATGTTCACCGGACAATGTATGTGTGAAATCTTTTGATCCCAAGTAAGGTTTGATATACTTATTTAAATGTTCTTCACCGGCCGCGCCGGAAGCAGTCATTTTTCCGCGACCTTCAATCAATAAAAAACTTTTGAAACGATTCACTTTAAATATTCCTTATGCCAGCAAAATTTCTACGTGAGAATTCCGCACGATTGACAAATTTATCAGATTCATTGTCATGGTGAAACACATAACCCTCAGGATTAGCATCCTCGCCGGCGTGTGAGTGTTGAAATTGTTGATGTTGATTCATCGTATCGATTAATACACCTTTAGCAGATTGCAGGTGTTTATGTAGATTGAATAAATTGTTGTAATGTTTTTTGTTACGCTCGATCTTATTCAGTTCATCTTTCAATTCTAATTGTTTAGGTGTTCTATTTTTTTCAGTTTTCAACTTATCTATTTTTTTATTCTTGTCGGTTTCTAACCAATTTTTAAAATTTTTGTGATTAGGTTCTTCACCAGAACGGACTGTATGATTCATGTACGTTTCTAACGATCCAGCTGCGCCATGATGTGTACTGGTTCCAGCATACATGTCATTACCATGTGTATCGTGTATTGCTTGAGCGTATGTGATATGTGTCTTAAACTTTTTTTGTTGTGCTGGACTAAAATGAACTTTTGATGTGTCCATTCTAGGATCAACAGAATATACATCAGGATGTTTATTGAATTTTTCGTGGTTGACCTCATGTGATGCATTTAAACTTGCAGCATCATCTCCATGATATGAGAGGTGTGTGACAACACCAATTTTTGCTTTTTTAACTTTATTGGATTCATCACCATGAGCAGTGTATGTTAGACCAGATGGGTTTGGATGAAACGAGGTTCCACCAGTCTTCTCTGTTTTCTTGTCATCTTTATGTGTTCCAAACATCATATCGCCTTGATATACACCCTCTTTTGGTGATATTTTTGGTAAATGTGTTAAAGCGTCCTTCAACTTTGCGGCCAGGCCTGGTGCATGGCCGTGGTTTGCATCAACATCTTTTGGTGTATAGTTGATCTTAGGTGTCTTATTAAAAGCAGATTTAGATGCAACAAAGAACTTACCATTTTTAGGATGGTGTCCGTATACAAGTGCAGGAGAGCCATCATATTTTGTTGTGAGTTCGGATGTTTTCTTGCCATTTTTGATGTGTTCAGCGGCTGCTGACAAAGATTTGATGGCATGCTTTGCGCCTTTTTCACCGGTTTGCAAAGGTCGGTCTTCCACATGAGTCAGGTGCTTAATCTGGCGACTAGCCCCCTCTTCGGGATCCGTGTCCTCTTTTAAAAAACTTTTGAATGATATCATTGTCCGCCTATTGAAACACAACACACTTTGGTTGTCCGTGGAACTATTTATAATACATTATACCACATCTATGAAAAAATGGCAATGTTGGGATTGATATATAGTAAACTTAATAATGTTCAATTTGGCCATTGCCGGCTAGCCAGCCCCAACAATGGAGTTTATCAAATTCCACTAGATATTTTTGAGGTATATTGCAATAGTGGGCATGTTCAGTATCAACCACTCCATTTGATAGGGATTTTAGGTTTTCCGCTATGACGGATAAATAAACGTCAATTAATGATGGACACATGGACCACAACCGAGTAATCAAAAGGTGATCGGCACCAGGCTGTTTATTTTGCGTCCAAGTTGGTATTCTTTTCTTAAATACAAATTTACCAAACAAGTTATCATACTCTTTAATATCAAAGTCTTTTTCCAATTCAGACCTAGCAGAAAATTTGAATATTCGTTTGACTGTCTTTAATACCGGTGAAAACTGTGTATTGTTTCTCATAGTAGACAATGTTGCGGATAATAAACAATTTTCTCCATGACTTTTGAGTCCATTGGTTGCACAATACTGAGTGTTTGGTTCCTGACTCAAATCGAAATAGTAATTAGATAAACTAGTTATTACTTCTTTTTCTGTTTGTGTTATTGGCCTTATCGAAACATCAGCAAATACAATAATCGCATCCGGCACGGCTTCCCTAACAGATTCCAGTGTAGATATAGTTTGTGCAAACCTATCATCATCATTGAATGCACCAATCGCAGGTTTCAACGAGGAGGTAACAATGAATAAGTTTTTATCGGGTATCATAGGTAACGATCCAAGTCATCCGAATCACGAAATAGATTGATAGATTCAGCTCTCGGATAAGGGTTTGAATTATTGAAATCGTTAATCAATATGCGTCTAGAATTTTGCAATCCTGTAATCAAGTCAAAAGAAATAAATCCCAAAGAGTATAACATATCTCTTGTTATGCCTTTATATTGATTTTCTCTGGATGTTGTAAAAACAAATTGAGCACCTTTATACTGTAACTCAAGTAACCTGTTTATATTTTTCTGCAACGGCACTGGAGTTTTATCGTATGATTTATCACCAACTCTAGATTGAGCCTGAATGATTGTACCATCGATATCACAAAATATCACAGGTTTATCATTATAATCAAACCAGTCTTGCGCGGTACCCACATCGATGTAATTGTAAACAATCTTTTCGGTAAAAATGTTCAGATTGTTAATACAACGGCCAATAACATCCGAAACAAAAATTTCTCTTTGTGAAGATAGTTCATTAAACATCTGTTTATACAACAAAGCACTTGAAAATTTATAACCACCAACACAGAAGGTATCTGACACTACTTCCTTTTCAATGATATCGGTAATGATGCCATTATTGTTTGAGATGGTGAAACTCTTGGACGATAGTTTCTTTAGAACCTCATGTTGAGATATTTTAGATACACAGACATAATTGCCCTCAGATATATCGTGGTCGAAAAAACTATCACAGTCTTTGATTAGAATTTCAGAATTGAATAGACCAACTTTATCTATAATCTGATAAACGGTATCGGCCGGACCCCGTGTCGGTTGATCCAGTATAATTATGTTTACAGAATCTCCAAATTCATGCTTAATGAATTCAGAAGCATTATATTTGTCGTTGTGTTCTTTCAAGATTCCAATATGTATCTTGTGTTTATTTAAAAATGGTTTGAGTGCGTTAGCCAACATCAAATCACCGTTATAATCATATAACAGGTATTTTGGTTTCATATCTGGAAATCTAGTAGATAATCCAGCTGCAGGTACAATTATTTCCATAATCGATGAATCTCTTTCATAATGAAGTTATAATTATTATCACCTTTTTTGGTGTGTAGATAAACTCTAAGTAACATAAGTATCAGCAACGAATCGTTGAATGCTTGTGGATACAAATCTCGCAATGCATCCTGAATACTTTGTAGTTTGGTATCTAGGCGAACATCGGTGTGCCGTAGAAACCATTTACATTCCAAGTCTTGCCGCATCTTTGCTATATCGAATATATATGAATCATATTCAATGGTGACTGCATCAATCATATGAAAACCTGGATCGGTGTATATGATATTCTCAAGCGTTAGGTCGCCGTGGTATGTTGAACAAGGTAAGATTTTTGGTAAGGTGTCAATCAGTTCATCTTTAGTGAATGGTAAATCGTGTGCATCACTTAACCATTCCAATTTTTGTGAGTATACTTGTGAGTAATCTTTTAAAGTGTGATTTTCACCAAAACAATCACAAGTGTCAACAATAAATTGTATCAGAGAGTGTGTGTTGTTATGTATTAGATAGTTTTTCATATCCAACCCATGGACATATTCCATTTCTATTGCATTATATTCAATTTTCAATAGTTGTGGAACAGGATAACCTTTTTCATAAAGGTCACCAAGTCTTTCAACATTACGAGTTATGTTGTTTTCTTTTCTGATATAATGTCCATCATCGGACTCCATCAAATAAATTGTGCTACCAGAATGGCCAGTTAACTCTTTTAAGATTTTACCCATTGTGCATAATCATCACGAATTAGAGAGTGCCAAGTTCCGTTATGTTCTCCGGGTGGAAATGGATTATTCATATTGACATATACCAAATTTTCACCATGAAGATTGTGTTCATGTAGGTTTGCTCGCATCAAATCTTCACCGATAAATTGATTTCCTGTATTGTAGTATTTGTCTATGTTCTTATATGTAGACATGTATTTAATCATCGTTGATTGTGATCCAAACGCAAACTGGTCATTACCAAAGTCTCTTTCTGGTACCATACGACAATTTGGAATATACAACTTGGTATTGTCTAACTGCTCAAAGGGAATTGTTGTGTTCAATGCATAATCGGTACGAGAACGAATTATCCAATCATATTCTTTAAAAACCAATGAGGCACAATTGTGCATTGAATAAAACATTTGATAAGTGAATCTTGGTGGATACTTTTCCGCATTTGGAGTATTCGTATAGATATTATCAAAATCACCCAAAGGTGGTTTTTCGAAAGCATAACCTACAGGCTTATATAAGTCCAGAAGTTTCTTTTCTTCAGTGAATGTCCAAGCGTGAATGTATACATCCACATCATAGTGATCTAGTAGGTTCTTTTTGTAATATTCAAAACCTTTTTCAAATGATCTGGCTTGGCCAGAAAAACATAATGCTATTTTCATCGCTGTAGATAAACTGGTAAGTTCTCGATTGTAAATTCGACACCATTCATTGACAAATTTCTGAGTAGAATCATATGTGGACAATATCGTTGTTCAACATGTATTTTAATGTCGTTTTCTGGATAGCCACGCTTTCTCAAAACTTCAATGAATTCGGTCTCAAATGGTGTTGAGTGTAATCGTTCATACTCATCAAATAAGAAATAATGTTTTGCATCTTTGAATGGAATGATTGCAAAGATATCCGAAATGATGTTATACGATTCCTCTAAAGGAGTAACGACACGATCCACACCCGCGAAGCCAAAGGTAGGTTTAAACTGAATGTCATATCGGCAGTAAACAACATTGTCATACTCCTGTTCAATTAAATCAAAGGCTTTCTTTCGACTATAGTTCATCGATGCGTTTGCACCAATTTTATCGATTGAAATCGGTTTAGGATTTTTCAGTGAAACATTGCGTTCTATTTCATTGAATATGCTGACATACTTTGTCCAATCTTCAACCAAATATTTAACTGGTTGCAATCGTTCAACAATATTATCCACCTCTTTAACATCGGTAGACCACATGTGACAATAAACATCAAGATTATTGATATCAATAAACTCTCTAATGTTTTCCCAAGTTTTGTCAAAGGTCCTATATTGACCTGATAATACTATACAATTTTTCATTTTAACCAGTACCAAACATCACATTCTGTCAAAAGAATTTCTTTGCCACATTTGGCTGCAAATTCGTTTGCTGCTTTGTGAACACCGGGAATTGCAGTATAATCATGGCCAGCAAAGACGCCACCAGTCTTCAATTTAGAATATAAGTTTGCACAATCTTTGGTGAGTTGTTCGTATGTATGTAGACCGTCAATAAAGATAACATCAAATGAATCGTCTTGTAATTGATCGACAACATTATCCGAATAATCTCTCAACAGACTAAAACGATTACTGTAACCCGACAAACGATCTGTAAATCTCTGATATATTGCTTCGCGTTCATTTAGGTTGTTTCCATTCCAGTCAACATAGTTTGAATATGGATCCACACCAGTCAATACACAGTCTGGATTACTATCCAATAAGAATTGTGTGGTGTCACCAATGTCACAACCAATTTCTAAAACTTTTGGATTGGACATTGCCGCAACCAAAGCTCCCAGCCCATAACCAGAACATTTGAAGTTTGATTGGCTTGTGTTGAATGAACGAGAAGTTGTGTCGAATGTGATAGTATCACTCATAATTAAGTCCTATATGTGAAAAAAGAATCTGGATCATCTTGGTGAAATTTCTTTATCACCAAGTCTTTCCATTTTGGAACTCTGTCATATTGATGAACAATACAATGTGGAGTGCCAACACTTGTTGTGATTAATTGTTCTTCAAAGTTGAAAATGGGTTCAGGTTCAACCAAGAATGGTCTGAATTGATCCATTTTGGACGGATCACCAGTTGTACCCAATTGAACCGCCCAGCCGTCTTCTTGGTTTGTAAATAAAACGGCATCTTTGTATGGTTGTGTATTAATCAACACATTATATACTGCCTGGTCTACAATTGGAATTGGTCGATTGATAGCGTTCGTAAAAATATTGAAACACATGTCACGAACATAGTCTGATGAACCACCAAAAGTTCCAACATTGTATATTAAGTTATCTTTGAATCTACTGTGTACCATTTCACCATATGTACTCATTAGATTGTCGTTGCCCCATGGTTCATCTTTGTAACGCATCGATTCAGAACCAGCCACAAGATTTTTATCACCCATAGAATCAAATATCCACTGGCAAGGGTCTTTTTGGAAATACACATCTTTCACATCAGTGGTTACAACAATGTTATATTTTTCTGAATTGTGGTGTAGAAAATTATAGATTGACCAGAATCTTGCTACATGAATTGGTGCATTGATCTTTGGCATACCGTGTATCTGAAAACCATGTTTAACTAACTGTTCTCTGGTTTCAGTTGATGCATCTCCAACGATCATAACTTTATCGCCTTTGAATCCACACTCATCTATAGAGAGAACCCAAGGTTTTAATTGATTGAAATTGTAACCAGTAAATGCACCGATAATTAAGTTTTTGTCCATGGGAACTCTCCATTATATTTTTCATTCATCACTTTATTTCCATTTAAAAAGAATTCTGCATTGACAGAACCCGGATTACCATCGACACGATAGTTTACGGTATAATTGCCAGTGCAATGAAATCTAGGAAAATGTTGTGCAATAGCTCCAAGGAACTTTCTATCTTGTCCCCAACCGCCGTGCCATGCCGAAGCTAATTTTATCGCAGTTTCAGTTTTAATGCAATAGTTATTTGTATCAATGTGATTAATACCATGATAAGATTGCCATTTACCTAATGATTCACAGTCATCA